CTTGATACATTACCTACCGTACCATTATTGTTTACAACTTTATTTATCTCTAATATTTCATCCAATCCAGTATTTCGTGAAGCTGTTGTTCCACCTGAATAGATTGTAGCGTCTCTTTTTCCAAATTCAAAATAATGCATTATTTATCTCCCAATACTCTACCCTCGATATCTGTATCAGGGAATTTCAGTTCAAATATACTTGGGTCTAATGAAGGATATATAATTCCATCTTTTGATGCGGAATCTATATCGTAAACATTACCACTATAATTGTCTGTTGCTAAATGTTTGTTTTCAATAACAATTAAATTCTTTTGTGGATTATTTGTTTCTGGTGGAACTATCGAAACAACTCCGTCCACTAATGAAATCTGATATGCTAAATCACTCAAAACAATTGGTTGATTGATTTGCCACTTTTCTGTTGCAAAGAAGTTCTTTACTTGTTGTATCGCTCTAAACAACACATCATTTTTATTAAATCCTCTACGAGTTATAATGTTAAACTTAACACCAATGTTTATAACATATGCGTCTTTAAGATTAATCGCATCCGTTAATACTCGATATTGTGAAAGATATAATTTTAAGTTTTCTTTTACTGCTTGATTTACTTGAGTTAATTTTTTATCTCCTGTATATCCTAACAAATACATATTTAATGCTAACGGATTAGGTATTGTTGAAATATTACCTACTCTTTTTACTTCTCCATCGATAACTTCTAATTGTCCGTTTTCCTCTAATTGTTCATCTTGGACAATGTATGCTTTTGCTACATTACCATATTTTTGTGGTAGTGAATAAACTCTCGTGATGTAGTCTGCTCTTGTTACTGCTCTGTTTTGTGCATTAAAGTATGCTGCAGCATTTTCTTTTATTTCTGTTAATGTTTCTTGACTTGCACCACCTGATGAAGGTTCTTCGTTAAATACTGCTAATGTTGCATTTGATGTATTTTGTGTGTCACTATTTAAACCTGTCGTGCTATTAGTATATGTTTTTCTATTAAATCTATTGATAGCATTAGAAGGAACATTGTCCTCAACTGAACCACCAAAATTATAAACTACAGTGAGTGTTGTGTTACTTGGCGCTAATCCAAATGTTTGTGTTTTTAAGAAATTAGTTGGGTCATAGGATTCATCTAATCTTGATATACCTGTTCCTAATGATGAACCAACATTGTCTGGACTTGGTATCAACTCTTCATCAGGGTCTGAACTAATTCCACTACCAAATCGTATTTCCATTTTGTTATCATCACGAACATAAGTTGTAAATCTTCTTGGTGTTTTGATTAACTTTAATAAGTAAGGAGCGTCGTTTTGATATTGTGATAACGCTGGGTCATTGAGTATTGTATTTTCTTCTGATTCAAATACAGTATCTTGTGCTAAGAAAGGAACTTCATAGTATTTATTATTTTGACTATCCGTCACCGACACAATCTCTGTTACTTTATCATTTGATAAAACTATCTTGTCAAACTTTTTAGCTGTTGTAAATGCAAATGTTTCAGTCTTTCTTGTTCCTGATTTTGCTAATACCTTTTTAGTTAACCTATAATTCGTTGGAATATTACCTGAAGCTGGTTGTAATACTTCTACTTCCATTGGGTCTAATGAACTTGATACTTTAAAATTAACATCATCCATCAAAGTAAACTCTGTTCCGTTTGCTGACATAACAGTAGAATCAGCTGACACGATACCAGCGTAATCTAAGTCTGCTTTAAAGTTACCACCACCTAAATTTTTCGCAGGAACATCAACTTGCATTGTAAGTTTTACAGTTGATGGTGCTGCTAATTTTGGTTTATATCCATATGATTGTGCAATCGCTAATACATTTTTTCTTTCTTCTGCAAATTGTAGAAGTGTTTCTCTGAATTGATTGTCAACATAATAATTTAATACATCACCAACATAAGCTGCCATTTCAACAAACATCATACCTGGTGATGCTTCATTAAAATCATTGTATGTATTTGGGAAATAAGTTTTTGCAAACTCAATAAGATTTTGTCTTATATCACGAAAATCTCTACCGAGATAGTTCACCTCTTTCTTTACTAATTTTTTATTTGTTCCGTAGTCTACTTGCCTCGGCATTTTTATTCTCCAATATTAAAATTAAATGTTATTGTATCAAATGAATCTGGCTCTAATGATACTGAGAAGTCTATTGATACATCAACTTGGTTACCTTGTTGAAACATATTTATTTCGTTAATGATAACATATGGTAACCAATTAGATACTGCTTCTCTAATGGCTTCGTCTATATCGTTCTCAACATCAGGACCTTGATTGAAAACAACATCCATTAGTGTTGAACCAAACTCTGGTTGCATAACTCTTTCACCTAAAGAAGTTAATAGTAAATTTCTCATATTAGATTTTGCTTGGTCAAGTATAGTTTTTGTTTTATAAAAAAACCCTTCTTGACTATGGTCTAATGGAAATCTAACTCCAATAAAGACATCTTCATTTCTATCTTTTTCTCTTACGCTTGCCATTATGGTCTAAAGTTACCATCCTTTTTCTTATTAATTGCTTTCATCAAACCAGAATAATCACGAGTCAATGCATTCTGTACATCTTCAGGAACTTGGTCTACTGATACACCTGCTTTCTTGATTGAGTCAACTGCTGCCATTTCTCTCGCTCTTTCTTTATTTTGTCCCATACCTAAATCACCATAACCTAAGACATCTGCCATATTGTCAGAACCTAATATCCCACCGCCCAATGTTGGATACTCATCAGTTTGTCCTGATGAACCCAATGGTTTGGTGTTGTTCAATACTTCATTCAACGCTTTGTCTTTTGTGTATTGTTTTTTAGGTTTTTTCTTAATTACCTTTTTAGGTGTTGGTTTAGAAATCGTTTCTGATAATTTGATTTCTTCTTTATCATTAATAAATATCTCTGTCATCTGTTTTTTGACTTCTTTACGGACGACTAATTCGATTATTTTTATTAATTCATTTTTCTTCATTACTACTCCTATTTAGTTATAAATTCATTCCTTCTTTAATTAAATCTGCTATTATTCCCATTGAAGACAACTTTTGTGCGTCTTGTTCTTTTTGTTGAGAAAAAGTTAATAGTTCTCTAACTTGTGGTGAACCACCAAAGTCAAGATATCTTTTTACATCCTCAGTATCTGCACCATCTGCAATTACATCTCTGATGTCAGTTGTATCCACTGGTGGATTGTTTGGGTCTGCTTCATAAGCATCAAGTGCTTCTATAATTGTTTGTGTTGAACCACCACCATTTTGTATGACATCAAATGCTGCATTTAGTGCTGCCACCGCTACAGCTGCTGCAGCTGCCTGTGCTTGTATATTTTCTACCTTAGCTTTTGCAGCATCTACATCATCAAAGAACTCATCCCAAGCAAGCATTTGTTCAGGTGGAAGAGTTTTTAAATCATTCAATCCGAGTTCTTCGGTTAGTTCATTTAACGATACGGTTTTCCACTCTTGTTTATTCACCCAATTAAATTCAAAAAAGTCTTTTACTTTTTTTAATTGGTCTCTAAAAAATCTTAAGTCAATTAAATGACCTGAGATATTCAATGGGTTTGGTGTACCCGGTGCTATTACGGGTGGTAATATTTTTGATGCTGCTGATATTACTCCGTTGTTAATATTTGCTATATGTGGTTTCATAGCTCGTGCCATTGGTAAAATGTTCTCTGGTAATAATTGTGTATCACCATCTATATCATTTAGTTTTTTAGTTATATCTTTTTTTACTCCTGCTGATGTATCTGCTACTAATTCTTTGGTTACAATGTTAACCGCTTCATTATTGTGAATGTTTACACTCGTTCCTTTTATGTGAACATCACCTCCTGAAAATATTCCTATGTCATCTCTTTTGGCATTTATTATAATTCTATCGGAATCAAATATAATTTGTGGTTCTGTATAATCAGTATTTAATCCAACTTGTCTACCTAATGTAAAAGTTGGTTCTGAATATTGAACCTCTTCATTTGTAGTCATATACATAGATGCTTTATCAAGTGCTAAACTTTCTTCATCAACTTCTAATCCTGCTACGACTTTTACATTTGGTGATTCTTCTTGTCCATTAATTTGACTACTACCTAAATGGATAGATTGTCCAAACCTACCTTGAATAATAGTATCACCTTCTGCACCTACGAGTCTTTCTGACAAAGTGTCTTTAAAATATTCACCCGATTGATAATCAGATGGATTTCTATCACTATTCAAAACACCTATTGATTGTTGTTTAGAACTTATAGACTCAAAATCATTTACACCACTTTGATTAAATTGTTTACGATACTTAGGATTAACATTTGATAAGTTTTCTTGTAAACTTGCCAAGTAATATCTTTTACTTTTATAAGACATACCAACTAATATATCACCAACAACTGGATATTGTAGTATGTTTGGATTTAGTGGATAGTAAAAACTCATCTCATCAGGTCTATCACCTTGTTCAGAAATTACATTTCTACCCTTCACAACTCCAGGAATACTAATTCCATTTTCTGCATTTGGTCTGTATATATCCATTACTTCAAATGGTTCTAACTCGTAGAACTCTACATCTTTAGCAAGTTGTTTTAAATGCAACTGCAATTCATTTGTAGTAACTACATCATTTCTGAAGTCGTCTTTAAGACCGCCACCAGAAGACTTCGTTCTCTTATATGCCATTAGTTTCCTTTGTTAATAGATTCCAAGACTTCATCTTGTTTGTTTTGTAACTCTTGAACATCCGATTCTATTGCGTTCATCAATTGTTCTTTTTCTGCTTCTGATAAACCGAACTCATCTCCTGAATCTGATATTCTTTTTTCTGCTGCTGTAATTCTTTGAACGATAGTTGCCAACTTAACAAGTTGTTCATCGTTCTTGACATTGATTTCTAAATACTCTTTTAGCATA